ACTTCCGTAATCAGAAACAAAATCTTTCCCCACTTCCGTCCAACCTACTAGAGAATTTGCCTTATCATGCATAACCAACTCATACCGACTTATTGGTGTTTCATCTACTTTAACTGGATATCCTATACGAAAATGTTGATCTCCATTTTTATTTATAATATCGATGAATGTGGACGGATTCTCTACCTGTATCTTGAATTTCGGTTCTGAAAATACACTTCCCTCATTCAAAGCATCCATTTTAATAATATTATTTGATTCTAGTTTTGCTTTTGCATTTCGGATTGGTCCTAATTTATAAGGCATTGGACAAATAAAAGTGATAACTCCTTTGCCTCTGTTTACCATTTCATCCAAATCAATTGAACCATCAATAAAAGCTAAATACGTTCTATCTAGTTCATCATCAAAAATAAGTTCTGCCGGTTGTTCTGTAATTAACCAATTTGCTAAATCCTCTTTTAGCTTTTGTAAATCTGCTATATCTTTCTTTGCTTTAATGACAAGAGGAACGTCAATACGGCGTTCCTCCGTTTCTGTATTAATAAAAAAAGCTCCTGGACGATGAGGAACTCTGACAAGATTTCTTTTAATTGGAGACCAAGAAGGACGTTTTCTCCCTATTAGCATTTGAATATAATCTTTTCTAATATTATTAAATGTAAAGCTTAATTTGCTCAAAAATATCACCGTCCTTAAAATTGCTCTAATCGTTTTCGCTTACGTTCTTGAAGATCTGTAGTATATTCATACGTACCATTTGCTAACTCTTTACCATCAAGAATATTGGTCATATTTACAGTAAGATTAATTTCCTTTTCATTAAGTGATCCATTTGGATACATGCTTCTATTAGTTGAAACTGTATTCTGCCCAGCATTAGGTTGGTTATAACTTGCAAAATCATTTAAAGAATCACTAGGAATATTGTAATGTGAGGTTTGGAATCCAAAATCAAATACAGATGGCATATTACTCATCTGTTTCTTAACCGTTCCAACCACATTTCTTGCTGCATCCACAACAAAACGTTTTCCTTTATCCATCCCCACGCCAACCCCCTCTGGAACTGCACTACCAACAGGGATCATCACTTTACTTGGGCTATTTATTTGAAGTGCTCCTGAAATGGTACTTTTTATTTCACTAGCAATGCCTGCCGCCTTACTAAATAATCCACCAGATGCATCATCGATACCTTTTCCAAGTCCTTCGAGAATACTTTTACCTATTGAATAAAGATTGATTGTGCTGAAGAATTTTTCAACCGTGTTCCACTTATCTTCGATACTACTTTTCACTTCATTCATTTTATCTTTTACCGCTTGTACTTTTTCACTGAATTTTTGTGAAACTGTGTTTTTTATTTCTTCAACTTTATTACTTGCCGATGTTTTTGTGTCTTCCCACCATTTCGTTACACCTGACCATAATTCTTGCATTTTCCGAACAACATCATCTTTCATAACCTGGTATTTAGATTTTATTTCACCAGTTTCCCAATCCACTTGATTTACGTGTTCACCAGCTTGTGCTTTTGCTTCATTCACAATTTCAGTATGCTTGTCTCTTGCTGTTGAAACGGTGCTGTCATACTGCCGTTTGGCTTCACCGATAATCGCGTTAGCTTCTTCACCTGAGATGGTTTTATTTTCATCTCTTTGTCGGATAGCTTCAGCAATTTTGTCATCACGGGTTTTCTTAGCATCTGCTATGACTTTATCCCTAGCTTCTGCACTATGCTGAACAACTTCCGCTGCTTGTCTAGCTGAAATTTCACTAGCCTGCACGCGCATATTTTCAAGAATTACCTTTTGTTCCATTTGATTTTTAGACATATGCTCAACGGCAACTCTGTCCATTTCATCTTGTAAAGCCTGTAATGATATACGCTCTGTTGTTGTTAATTCTCTGTTTTCTCTAGCGGCTGTTTGTAGTATTTCTTTAATTTTATTTTCTTTTTCTTGAGTCTTTAGTTTTTCTTGTTCGTAATGTTGATTCAGTTGTTCTATACGCTTATTCTCTTCTTCTGCTGTTAAAACATATGAATCAGCGAAAAACTTTTTAAGACCTTCCATTTCTTTTTGTTGTCTTGCGTTTGTTTTTTCAATGATTGTATTAGCTAATTTATCATACTGACCAATTAACTTTTGGGACTGTTCTTCCGTTATTACTTCATGATTCAATCTAATCTCAGTTAATTTTTGTCTAATGCCATCAGATAACTTAAAATACTCCCCCATAACTTTCTTTGTGGAGGAACTTACTTTACCCTCTGTATTTGTAGCAAAGCGATCTACTGAAGCAATACTGTCCTCAGTTGCTTTTTGATATGCTTTATATGCAACAACTCCAGTTCCAATTAAGGTGGCTGCTATTAAGCCAACTGGACCAAATAATAAACCTATTGCACTTCCTAAAAATCCAACCGCAACACTAGCAAGACCCGCAGCACCACCAACAATTCCTAATGATGTTGCTAATGCTCCAATCCCTGACATAACCATCCCAACCGCCGCTAGAACTACTCCAATAACTGTTGCAATAGCCGTTAAAGCAAGAACAATACCACCTGTAATTGCTATAGCTTTTTGTACCGGTCCAGGTAATGCGTTAAATCCATCCACAAGTTTCTGTAATCCAGCAACAAAAGCACTAACCACAGGGGCAAGCGCATCACCAATTGTCTTTTTCATTGTGTCGAACGCTCCACTTAACTGCTCAATACGACCTTTCAAAGTGTTCATTTTTGTATTGGCTGTCTCTAAAGCAGTTACTTTAGACATTTCGGTATACATTTTATTTACACCTTGTGAGCCTTCATTAAACAGAATGGTTGCACCACGAACTGCATCAGAACCAAATAACGTTTCTAAAGCCATACTTCGTTGTTGATCTGTTAAATCTTTCATGGATTCTTTTAAAATTCCAGATATATTTTCTAAACTTTGTATATGTCCTTGTTGATCGTAGAATTTTGATGACAAGAAAGCTGAACTTGTTGCTAACTCACGGAATGTTGTCTCACATTTTTCATTCCATTTCTTAGCTCCTTCTGTCTTCATTACATATTTTTCTAAAGCTGTTTCGATATCTCCTACACTTCTAGAAGCTGGTGTAATACCATTTTTAACCAAGAAATCAAATCCAGCCTGGGCGTTATATGTTATTAGACCTAAATCCGCCATCTTGTTATACGCTTCTTTTGTTGTTGGGTTTAAGCGCATAAGCATCGTTTTTAGTGAAGTTCCTGCATCAGAACCTTTTAAACCATTCTGCGCAAATACAGCTAAAGCCGTCGATGTATCTTTAAACGTCATACCTGCTCCTGCTGCAACTGCTGCGGATGCTGACAGGCCGTATTTTAATTCGTGTACATCAGTGGCCGAAGCGTTAGCGGCTCCTGCAAGTAAGTTAGCGGCATCAGTAACACTTAAACCATCCCTTTTAAATGCATTCAAGGCGGTTGAAGCAATTTCTGCTGCTTCTCCTAACTCCAATTCTCCAGCTGCCGCTAAATTAAGCGCGCCTTCTAATCCGCCGTTGATAATATCCGTTAAATCAACACCGGCTTTTATTAATTCTTCAATCCCTTTTCCAGCTTCTACAGAAGAGTACTTTGTATCTTCTCCATATTTAACAGCTAATTCGGAGAGTTTACCCATTTCTTGTCCTGTCGCACCAGACACCGCTTTTATGTTAGCCATCTGCTGCTCGAAGTTCATGGATTCTACCACTGCTGATTTTAGACCACGACCAATTGCATAAGTCATGCCACCAAATACCATGCTGATCTGCATTCCGGCATTTTGCAAATGATTACCTAGCTCTTCCGTACGATTCCCGAAATTTAGAAGTCGATTTCCCTGCTGATCCAATTCACGGTTTGCCTGTTGTAATTGTGTTTCAAATCGATTTAATTCGCTTGTCGCTCGGTGGATTTGCTCGGCATATCGTTGCGCCGACTGACTTGCTTCCCCTTCCTCTGCTTTGGCTCGATTATAGGATTGTTGAAGTTCCCTAATTTTTTCTTTTTGCTTATCTACCGTACGAGATAAAACATCAACTTTAGCTCGTGTTTGTTCAGTTACATTAGAAAAACCACCCATGCCTGTTGCAATAGACTGAAATTCGGCCTGTAGGGATTTTAAAGAGTTATTTAACTTATCCATCCCTTTTTGTTCAGCCTGCTTATTTACTTGCTTCAATTCATTTTCAAATCTATTTAAATCAGCAACTGCCTTATTGACCTGTGAAGCATATCGTTGAGTTGCTGCATCGTTCTCACCTAATTTAGCCTTATTTTGATCATATGCTTGCCGTAACGCTTTAACTTTCTCTTTTTGCGCGTCAATGAGCCTACTTAGAGTATCCATTTTCGCTTGTGTTTGTTGACTAGCACTAGCGAAACCGCCCATCCCTGTACTTACTGATTTCAATTCGTTCTGCAATGTCCTTACTGCACGTCCTGAATTTGCTATACCTTGACGAAAATTCACATTATCAAGGGAAAGTCTAACTACCAGATTGTTCATTTCATTTGCCAATGTCTCACCCCCTTATTAGATAATGTTTTCTGCCGGAACTTCAATTTCATTCGAATTCTTATCTTCAACATTTGAATTATCTTGTTCACGTTGCTTTCGATTCAGCCTTAAATAATGCCAAATATCCATTTCATTATCGATATGATGATGTTTATAACCTTGACGTAATAAAGAGAGGTAGAGCTCGTCCATAAACTCATTGAACGTCAGCCCTCCTCCCTCTACGCGTTTGGGTTTTCTTCTTCTCCAGCTCCAGGATTACCACCAGCTGCTTCCACAGTTTCATTAATAATTGCGTTGATTACATCTGAAGTTGTCGATAAGAATTTACGAGCATCCACACCATCCCAATATTGATCTAATGTAAATTGACCATCGTACACTTTCACTACGAATTGGACCATTTTATCCATATCCTCTGGACCAGGATTGTTTGGAATTTCAGCAAGCTCAGGAGCTTGGCGTATAAGACGTGCCGGGATAAATCCTGGCATATTAAAAATTTGATTTTCTCCATCAATTCGTAAAGTTAATTTCATAGTTTATTCCTCCTTAGTTAATAAAAAAGAGAGAGCAAACGCTCCCTCTTACTGACCAGATGGTGGTTGAGTTACTGTTTTTTCGTAAACCTTTTTAAACCAATTATCTCCGACGGCTTTTGTGAATGTAGGTTCATCAGCATCGGCAGTAAATTTCGGTCTATCATCAAAATCACGTTCAATGAACGAGCCTTTAAGTTTTGTAGTTTGGAAGTTTGGTTTATCTTTTTTCGTTTCGCCTTCTTCCTCTTCTTGTGAAAGCTTCCCTTTTAGTAACCAGACATATCGATATTTCCCATTCGCTTTTAAGAAGCGCCATCCGATTGCCAAATATGGCTTTTCACCTTCGCGTCTTTCGTCTAATACACCGTCTTTAACTTCTGGATATCCTTCAATGTCTGCTTTAGTTGATAGCGAAATACTACGAAGTTCGATTTCTACTTCTACTTCTCCGTCAGACTCAGCAATTTCGGACTTTTTGTTATCGCTCCACATAATCTCAGAAGCTACTTTTTTAGATGTTTTAATCTTTACAGCGCCTTCCATTTCCTTTACTGTATCGTAGTTAACACCTGCTGCATCATCTTTCAATAATTTAGCGTAAACAAGGCTATCTACACCGACAGTCGAACTAATTTTAATAATTTCTCCAGCCATTTATAACTCCACTCCTTTCGCGAATCGCATCGCGTAATGAAAAATTTGTGTATCATCTTCATATAAATCAGCAACCGCATAACGCGAGAAACCAATACTTTTCATGATTTCATTCACTTTTTGATGGATTGCTGTTGTACTACCCTTTGACCAAATATCGATTTGAAATGTGATTTCACTTTCGCTTTCCTCGTTATCTGCAAAGCCATCTGGACTATTGTTTAATTCAAAAAATGTAATCCTTGGAAACTCTTCAGCGTTTTTGGCTTTACGATAATAAATGCGTTTTCCACCCAATAAAGAAACAAGCTCCTGATTATTTTCAAGAGCTTGTACAATTTCGGGGCGTAAATTTATCATAAATTCAACCTCATTTCGTTCTTCAAAATGTCTGTCATAGCACGGATCGCGGCTTCTTTTGAAGAACAAAATCCTGGTTCTATAAATGGTTGAGCCGGCATTTTAGAAGTTCCCCATTCTAAGAATTTCCCATAGAAATACGGAGAGCGATCTGCTTTATCTATTCCAATCTTAATGGTTTTTACGCCATCTTCCTTTCGCGCCTTCGTAACTCGTATATTATCAAGTAAATGTTGACCTGTACGCCAAGGTTCACTTTTCGATGGTTTCTTAGGACTGGAACTTCTAGGTTCACTTCTTTCTGCAATAGCTTTTCTAATTTGCTCCCCACCTGCTGCAAGGGCTTTATCTTCAATCTTTTCTCCACGTAGACCCATTTGCTCTAATTCAGACATCAAACGATCAAACCCTAATAAATCTACACCATCAGCCACTCATTCCACCACGCTTCCACATGATCGATAACGTGTGTTTTTCAGTGGGAATAACTGAAACAATGTCATAAATCGTGTTCTTATACTTAATTTTCATATCAGCATTCACATCTGTGCGAAATCGGATTTCCGTTTCGCCCTGCACTTCGCTATTAGCTGCGGCTGCTTCAAAGTATTTTCTTCCCTTTAAAAAAATAAAAGAGCCCCATACAGTAAAAGAATCTTTATAGCCATCTATTGGATCGCCGTCTGGGCCCTTTGCATCCTCGTCCTTCACTTGAAATGTAAGACGTTTATCTAATTTACCTGGGTTCATGTGGAATCACCTACACAGTATTGCAATTGAACTAATATTGATTGCAAACTAAATGCCAATTGTTCAGCTTTTCCAACCGCTTCACGATTTTCATGCCAATGAGCAATTAAAATACGAGTTGCTAATTTAGCAAGCTCACTCTTTAAATCTACATTTTTACTTGTGGCATTCTTAATATATATTTCAGCTGCTTCTACGAAAGATGTAATGAGAGCGTCCTCCTCATCACCATCTACACGAAGATACTTTTTTACTTCCTCTAATGTTAGTACCAAGAAGGACACCTCCTACCTTATTAAGCTCCTGTTTTAGGCGTAACCGTAATTTGTCCATACACAACCGCTTCTGTATCCCATAATGTAACGTCTTCACGTTCAATCGCTCGGAATTCTGTTGTATTACCTCTCCAAGCACTTCCGCCCTCTTTCGTCATATCAAGCGATAACTGCTGTCTATCCCATAGCACAACCGCTTCTTTCAGATCACCAACAATAAATGGTGCTTTACCATCTTTATCTGTAGCAATTGTCTTATTGGATAAAACAATAACTGGTTTTCCTGACAGTAACTTACGAGTTGGATTTGTTGGATCTGGTTGAAGAAGTGGACGACCATCCTTATCTTCTAATTGATCTAAGTAATTGAACCCATCTTGGTTTGTAATTATGTTTGCTACAGCCGAGAAAGCTGGATCTAATGTGACATTTAATGCAGTTTTAATACCCTTATAATCCTTTAAATCTACTTTTGTTAACTTGTTGACTTCTTGTAAAATTAAATAATTACGAGTTGCAATAGATTTCTTCGCAATCCACTGACGTAAATAAGCTTCTAGCGCTTGATCCGTATCATTTAATAAATCATTTGGTACAGGTAGGAATCCTGCATAATCCTCAATAACATACGGCAAACGATCAAATTGTGGTGAAGCGATTTCTTGCATCGCATTTGGGTTTCCATACTCAGATAATGGAGCGAAAGGTGTAGATGCCGCACGTTTTTCTAATGTACGAGCTCCCTTATTTGTTGAAACAGGTTGTACATTTACATATTGTTCTAAGTTATCAACCGTTTGTTTTAGCTGGTTAATAGTTGTAGTAATATCTTCTGGAACAATATAACCGCCATCTTTACCTGTATTCTCAGATAATGCTGCTTTATATTCCTGCATAACGTTTGCTTCTTCATTGCTTAAATTTTGTCCACGAATGGCTTTCATAAATACTTCTTTGTATGATGCGTCTTCATTTTTAACTGGTGCTGGAGGTAATGCTCCTGTTTGTGAATTTACAGGTTCAGGAACTTGAATTTGCTTCATTGCTAGATAGTTATCTAATTCATTTTTTGCGTTTTTCGCTTCCTCAATTTTTGCTTTTGCATCTTCATATTTACCGCTATTGTTAAACTCTTCAGCCTTCGCTTTTAAATCAGCAATTCTTTGACGTAATTCTTGTTCATGTTTATCCATTCGATATTTCCTCCTTGTTTTGGCACAAAAAATAGACCTATAGTTCTAACAGGTCTATTGCGTTTTGTATTTTTAATTGTTCATTAAGGTCCTTCTTAGGAATAGAAGGCGCTTTTGCTACTACTTTACTAGGGGTTTTTTGATATTTATCAAAGTAATCACTCATACATGCTGCAACTTCTTTTGCTTCCACAACTTCAATATTGAAGTACTTTTCAGCTTCTTCACCACTTAACCAAGTCTCAGCATCTACTAATTGTTGAATTTCTTCAATTTCAATGCCTTCTTTTAAGTTTTCCTTGTATACATTCATGATTCCAGACTCAATGTTATCCAAATCTTCTGCTGCCTTTCGGAAGTCAATCGCATTTCCAGCTGCATACGTCCAAGGTTTATGAATCATTAAGAATGCGTTAGAAGGGACAACAACACGATCACCAGCTAGGGCGATTATAGAAGCGATAGAAGCTGCAACGCCATCTACATAAACAGTTTTTTGGGCCTTATTGCGCTTTAACATATTATAAATAGCTAAACCAGCGAATACTGAACCCCCACCGCTATTTACATAAATATTAAGGTTACTTTTATCATCCAATTGCCCCAAAATGTTTTTTACATCATCGGGCATAATATCAGAGTCATCCCATTTCCAACCTGTATTATTTATGATGTCACCATAGATAAACAGGTCCGCTGACGATTCCGTTTGATTTTTAATAGTAAACAAACCTTTAATTGTCCTCACCTCCCTTCAGCGACAAACCTCCACTTGCTTTCGCTAATTGATATTCATCCGCAATCTCAATAGATACATGGTTTAGATCGACACGATGTTTATCACCGTATTCTCCAATTCCATCTATATCTTCAAGCTCTAATACTTTATTGATTGAGAAAGCACCAGCATCTAACATAATCTTATAGAATTCCGCTCTAGATTTAGAATCAGCACGAAGTAAACTTGTTAGATTAAACTTCAAATAATAACGCTTTTGTTCATTAAATGAAAATGTTTTATAAGAAAATTCTTCTTCATATTGGATAAGAATTGGACTCAATGTATTTTGAATAAAATCCAATGCCTGTTGCTCAATATTTGAGAATGTAGCACGATCTAGCTCATTAATCATGTGCAAAGGGATATTAAATATGTTTGCAATTTCAGCTTTATCAAACTTCATCCCCTCAATAAACTGAGCATCTTTTAAAGGCATTCCAACCTTTTCAAACTCTAGTCCAGCATCTAAAATGGCTATTCTTTGAGCATTACTTAAACCTGTGTTTGCTTCTTCCCATGCATCACGTAGTACATTTTTTGCTTCTTTATTTAATGGTTGTTGAGTTTTTAATATCCCACTATGAGCCGCACCATTTGTAAAGAATTTCCCTTTAAACTTTTGAGCCGCTTGTGAGCTACCTATAGATTCCCTTGCAATTTGAATAGGTGGTTTTCCTTTCAGCCCATCAGTGGACAATGTAGTGAGATGAATAATATCATCATCCGGTATTTTTACAGGTGTACCGTCCGGTAAACTAGTAAAATACCATAATTTATTCGTCTTTAAGTCAACAATTGGAGTTGTGACAGCTGGATTCAATGCCCATAATTCTTTCGGTCTGCCATCCACACCCCAGTGAATATTGATATAAGCATTTCCCCATGTATTACGGTGTGTTTCAATTAAATGCTTGAATTTAAATGGGCTTTGATAAGGATTTGGTCGTCTTTCCAAAACGAACGATACTTGGTGCATCTTATCTCTTTCTCTTCCTTTTGATGTCTTTTTGAAAACTTGAAAAGGAAGCATTGCAACACTGTTTGCAAGGATGTTAATGCATCGGTATACTGTCGGGACCCCTAAAGATGATTCAACCGTAACCTTTTCACCACTTGCGGCTTGATAACCAAATAGACTTTTAAACCAAGGAGACGGATTTTTCAAATCGGTCGTATCTTGATTCTTAAATAACTGTCGAAAAATCAAAAGTTTCACCTCCTTTCTATTTTCTTATCATTACCACCCCCAACATTGTGAGAATAAGTCCTAATAGATACCATCCGTAAATTGGATTAATAAAAAAAGTCGTCCCGACAATAATGGACAACCCCGAAATAAGTAAAATATCTTCTAAAATACTGATAAAAAACAATAAAAACCGCATGTAATTCCTCCTAGAATGAGAAATCTTGACTTAAGATATATGAATTTAAGTCCATCTCACCAGAATTGAGCATACAACGAACATGTGAGTTTATCACAGCCGCAATCGGATCAATTCTTTCTGTTGCTTTTGACTTGTCCAACATAATGTTTTCGTTAGCATCCTGCCTTGTTATAGCATTACTAGTTGCCCAATTTAATATAGGGTTATTATTGTGGATGACTTTCTTTAGATACACTTGTTCTCTAAAATCTTTTGTAGGGCCTGATAAAGTCGCCATTCCTTGGCGTATCTCTATCATCGTATAGCCTTCAGCTTCCATGTCTTGCATAAACTGTGTTGCGTTCCATGGATCAGCACATATTTCTTTAATTTTGAACTTGTTCTCTTTCTCCATGTTTCTAATATGTGTTTTGATAAATTCATAATCAACTACCGCACCAGGAGTTGTCGTGATCCATTTTTGTTGTACCCACAGATCATAAGGAACTTTATCCGTTTGTCTCTTCTCAGCTAACGTATCTTCCGGCATAAAGCTATGACTTAAAACAATATACTTATCATCCTTCTTGAACTCAAATGAAATACTTGTTAAGTCAATTTTGGCTGATAAGTCGACTCCTACTGTACATTCCAAACCTTTTAATTCAGATAATTCAACAGTTCCATCGCAATCTTTCCATTTTTTCATGTCCATGTAGCCGTTTTCCTTCATATCAACCCATCGATTCATATTTTTAGTAAGGAAATTTCGCATTTTCTCTGGCACATCTAATGCTGATTGTAACTCCCCTTTTAAAAAAGAGCACCCTTCTTCATAGCTACATAAAATAGGATTTGCCTTCTCCCATACATATGGATTTGTGATCTCATCATCCTTATCTAATTCATTGACCATTACAAAATATTCTTCATTTTCAATATCAATATTTGGATCTAGAATCTTAGAAACATATTGATATTCCACACGATAGCATGGATTATTCAAGTTGAATCCTGCCGTTGTAATAATCATCATTAATGGATTGGGTCGCGCACCCGAACCTGATACAAGGACATCATAAATCTCAGAAGTAGCATGAGCATGATATTCATCAATAATCCCACATTGAACATTTAAACCGTCACCTGACTTGCCAGCATCTTTTGATAATGCTGCGATAAAAGAGTTTGTCTTTACATGTTCAATTTTCCCATAAGCGATATTGAATTTTCCTTTTAAATCATCGCATCCATTCATCTGTGCTTTAATCTCATTCCAAACAATTTTACTTTGCTCTGTTTTTGTGGCACCTACATATACTTCAGACATATTCTCACCAAAGGCCATTGCTTCATATGAGCCAACGCACGCTAAAGATTGTGACTTTGCATTTTTACGCCCTACTTGCCAATAAGCTTTTTTAAATCTACGTAATCCCGTATTTCTATGCACCCATCCATAAATATTGCTAAAAACAAAGATTTGTATAGAATGCGGTTCAATCCTTTGTCCAGCCAGTTTCCCTTTTGTATGTTTAAATAAAGACATCCATTTTAAAAAACGAAGTGCCTTTTCTTCATTGAAAACATAAGGGAAATCTTCAGAACCTTCACACTCAATATCTCTTAAAAATCGTTTGCAAGCTTGCTTATGTTTCTGACAAGCAATGACCTCACCACTTAGTACATCATCACAATAGTCCAACATCCATTGTCTGATCATTTTATACGTCAAACTCCTTTTCTACGTTAGTTTTCGGACCTTGTTTTATATTTGGAATTACAATTTTTGCTCTTGCACTTGGTGTAAGACCAAACTCAACAGCCAAAGCCTTCATCTGTTCATGTAATTGCTTCTTCTTTGTAAGTAGTGGATGTGGCACTTTATTAGTTTCAGCCGCCTTATTGGTATATTCAACAAGTAGTCCTTCTTCTCGAATAATCTTGGTGCATTCAACATAGTCAGAAAAAGCATCACAATAAGTTGCTAGTGCATTTACATCTATGTTAGTAATAACATCCAACTCCAATAATTCACCTGCAATTCGTTTGAACTCTCTCTTAGCAGCTGAATCTAACCATGTCGGTGGTTTTACTTTATCCTTTTTTGCTTTTAACTTCTTTTCAGCCGCTAACCTTTGACCGATTTCTTCTTTTGTTAGTCGATTTGTATTTCCTTCTAATAAATGTAGATGAATCGGTTTAGCTTTTCTTCCTATGAGAATCACCTCCTTGAGCCGAACCCCCTTTTATGGAATAAAACGAACTTTTTGTACGGAAAGCTAGGCGGCGGTCTCCAGGAAGTCGCCTTTTGCTTTTTCATGGTGGGGGGGTTGTTTATGAATTTTTTCTTTCGAATTATTTTCTGTTTTTCTTTTCATCTTCTTTTGTTTTTTTGTTATGACAAGCATGACAAAGCGTTTGTAAGTTAGTCGGTTCTAATCGCTTCGACCAATTGATACGAATAGGTATGATATGATCGACTACATCACCTATCTTAATGATGTCATTGCTTCTACATTGAACACATAAGCCATGATCTCTACGATAAATAAGCTCACGCATATCCTTCCACAGTCTTGAGTTGTAGAATGAACGTGAACTTTTGTTTCGTATGTGTTTGTCATAGTATCTTGTGGCCTCCTGTACCTTATCTTGATGCTTACTACAATACGTATCCCGTGTCAGTTCATTGCAACCTAATAACTTACACGGCTTGAATGGTTTACTTGGCACCTTCCATCCTCTTCCTCAACCGTTTCATTTCATTCTCGATGTCGAGGTTCCTCTTGTTGATACGCTCATGACACTTTGCTATATCCGCTTGATGTTTACGAATCTTATCGTTCACATATGCAGCAACATGTTCATGATTACAATGAGGACAAATATAGAAACACTTCTCAATACGATTAGGAAGCTGCATTACTTGTGGTTGCATCTCGTATTCTTTATTACAACTAGAACAATAGACTTGCATCTATCCTCACTCCTCCTCCAAAATAAAAAGCACCCGTTATGGATGCTTTCAACTAATCACAATAGGCATTTCATCAGTGCTTAATCTTTTGTAAAATTTCTCTAACTCAGATTGATTTAATGCATTTGTTCTAATTCCATTTTGAAACTTCTCAAGATCAGTATACGCAGTTACATATATACATTCCACACCTTCGTCAGATGCATATTTTTGAAGTCTTCTAATATAGTAAGTAGATATCCCTTGTTTTCTTAAAAAATCTTCATGAACATATAGTAACTCTAATTTTATTACCTTTTCTTTTTTTAGTAACGCCTCTGCACCAAAAGAACTCATCGGATGAAAATCCATAGTAAACAAAGTTTTCTTATTCAACTTATCATACAGATAAAATTTAACATCACCATCTCTACAATGATATTTTCCTTCCTGACCTTTTGTCTTTTCAGGTCCATTTTCGTCAAATATAAATTCGATAGATTCCTGATTTTGAATCATATATTCTGTTTTTGGTAACCCCCAATCTCTAATTGTTTTTTCCATTTCTTTATTGTTTCCGTTACTCAAATTTATGTCCCCCTAGCTCTCCAATTTAATTCCAGATAGTTTTTATATTGTTTACTATTCCCAATGCATCAAAATTGTAATGTATGATTATATTCATTAGTGTAAACCGCTTAAAGTACTTTTTAAATGTTTATACATTACATAACAAAAGAATAATCCCTATATATTTTATCTTTCATCAGAATCTTAAGTCATTACCATATACGGTACATGAAGTTTTATTCTTTTTCCAACCACCCAATGCTATTAAATTCTTCTGACCAACATTATTAAGTAACTGGAAGAAGAGCAAAAGCTCTCCTTATTAACGATAACATCCAATCAGTACCATCTGCTGGTTTCGGATTTTATGTGCCGTCATTATGAACCGTTTAGAAATTTAGAAACAACATAGTGAGGTGTGTTTTCCGCCACTTCTCACAATACAAATATATCACGTTGATTCCAAAACAACCGGCACATTTCCTGCCAAAAAGCGGTCACGACTCTGCCACTTATTTTATTAATCATCAAATCCTTCTAATTTACCTGATCCCTTTAATTCTACAGAATCATTTTCTACTCTTTTGACCATTACATTACCTGATAGCCCATTCATATACTCAGCAGAAAAAGTAATATTCAAATGTTCTTTGTTTCTAATCGCTTTAACGAAAGTATCGATTTTCTCTACTTCCTCAATAGCTAAGCTCCAACTTACAAACTCAGTCTTATGTACATATAAATATGCTCTATCAAATTGAATCTGTTCATTTAATCCTTGAACTAATAATTTGTTTACGATATAGGTCTTCATACTATCACCTCCTTATCACTTAATTCTAACAAATCTCACTATTAGATTAATAGTATGACTTACCCATATGTTCTATTTTGTGTAACTAAGCCAAACGCTACAGCCCTTGATATTCATAGCTCCATAACACTTTCTTTTTTGAGTTACACAACACAATAAAAATGAGTAACTGTATAGAATTACAAAGAAAAAAGCGATGATTAGATTTTAAACCTAGTCATTGCTTTGTCCATTGCATCTTGATTTACTCCTATATATCGTAATGTTACTCGTTGACTCGAATGATTAAATATCTCCATTAGCAAGGCTATATTCTTTGTCTGCAGGTACATATGGTATCCGAAAGTCTTACGTAGTGTATGTGTTCCAATCTCATCTAAACCGAACTCTGCTGCTGTGGTACTAAGTATTTTATATGCCATACTTCTTCCTATTGGTCGATTCTTTCCTTGTCTGCTCTTGATTAGATATTCATGATCTTCCATCTCTTCGATATACCATTTCAATTCTCTTCTTAATGCTGCAGTAATCTGAATTCGTTTCTGCTTACCCGTCTTCATTTCACGCATTGAGATATGACTTCCTTTTAAATCTCCAATCTTCAGTTTTAGAATGTCACTAATACGTAGGCCTGTATTAATTCCCATTACAAACAAGATATAATTCCGTTCGTTCTTTTCTCTTAAATACTCTTTAATTTGTTGTATTTGCTCTAGATCACGTATTGGCTGGACAAAATTCATTATTCAATCCCTCCAGTTTCTTCTATCTCATAAACTTCTAATCTAAGAGCAAAAGCTAAATTATAAAACGCCCTGGACTTCCAACGGCGATATGTACGTTCAGTCATTCCAATTTCGTTATAAATTATATAATCGCATACATCCTCTTCTTCTAAATAACGTTTACTAATAATATCTCTTTGAATTCTTCCGGCATTGCCATTACCTAAACGATTTAAAAACTGATCGATACGAAATGACATTTTCTTAATCCACTCTTCTCGTNNTTTTTCTGCGTTGCTGCTCTGTCGATTTTTGGTAAGAAAGATAATTGTATAGTCATGTAAGACCACTCCTTTTTATTTTTTTATTACTTTTGTCTTAATGCTCCACGCCTACGCTCGTAGCAAGGTCTATGCATCCCCATTAAGTCCTCAATATCACGAGTGCTTAATTTCTCTTTTCGTTTTTTCTTATTTTTCTTCTTAGCTTGTTTTGATTGCTTTTTCCATTCACGTAATTGATCTCTTAACACCTTCATTTCCCCATCTCCCTTTTCAAAATAAAAAGGACACCTATTCCTAAAACAGCTTTAATTGCTGCTTTAATGAATTGGTGTCCTCTAGTTTTCTAGCCGGACTATATTCGAATGTTATTTTAAATATCCCAATAGTCACTATTAACATCATTAGTATATTTGCTGATTTCCTTCTCTCTCCCGCACTTTTCACATTTATAATAACTAACTATCCCCATCTTACCGGTTTTAAAATCTTCACTGTCTTGACTTTTATTAAGTTTATATCTATGTATACATTTAGGTTCTTTTAATTTATCCAACCACTTTCCTAACATAACTTAATCACTCTCCTCTTGAAGATAGTTTTTCTATTCCCATCTTCTCTTAAGAATACATTAGAAAAGTTTCCCAATCAACGGAACGTGATAGCCTGTTTTTCTATAAACAAAAAGGATTATTTTGTTCAGCTTCCGGTAAAGTGTTAATATTCTTCATAAAGGAGGTCTACTAATGAAAAATCCCTGGAAGAAAATCTCTTTAATTGCTTTCATAGTAATTGTCCTTTTAATAATTTTATATTTTGGTGGCATGTCATTTTTTTGGAACCAACCCTGAATAAAACTCAATATTTCGCCAATACTGTAGATACATGGTAATCTTTTCTCTGTTTTCCTTGGATGAGCAGTTAGCCTTTGCTAGCTGCTCTTTTAATTACACATTTTTGTCTTAATGCTCATATATTATTGAGAATTAAAAAGTCATCTCATATTAAAGGAAAAGTATTCTTTTTCATTGCTCCACTCCCTCTTTAAAGAACACCGTTTGAATAAGGTCTTTAAAAAGGGAATACATTTAAAAATCTTGGTTACACTGTAAACAGGCTGGTGAATAGCCGACTTCCGATTTTACTAATACCCACTCTACGTCTATTACCTTGGGCCAAGCAGTTAGCTTTTGCTAACTGCTCTTTTATATTGAGTTAATAATAAAATTCAGGTCTTATTTCTTTTTTCACACCATATACTTCTAACCTAGACCCAGCTCAAAGTGTTACCTCCTATCTTAAAGAGCACTTATGCATGGTGCTCTTTTTTAATTTACTTATTTCTACAAAATGAAATTTTTATTGCATTAATCCCCGTATAACATTTCCAGTCCTGCTAACACTATAACTGTAACTCTAAGTTACACATCTTAACTTGTAGGGCCTAATTTTCCTTTATACAACAAGTAGTTAGCTAATTACGCTGACTGCTTTGTTGTACAAAATGAAGTTTTAATTTAATTTTATTTCCTACATATTTTTTTCGAATTCTGTTTATACTATATTTGTAACTTTTCGTTACAACTTATATCTGTATCCAGTGAAACTTCTAAAATTGTACAATAGAGCAGTTAGCTACTTCAGCTAGCTGCTTTGTTGTGCTGAATGAAGTAGCTATAAAAAGCTTTCTCAATATCCAAATCATGGAAATTGATTACCTTTTATGGTAATGTATTGGTAATCCCGTAAAGGTTTATTGTTTCATTAAAAGGACCCGTCCCCCTAATCGGGTCCTTTTAAATGTTCCTTACTAAAATAGCGTTTGTATACTAGTTTACAAGCCGTTTCTTTTCATAGAAATACAACATAGTATAAAATACAGGACCAAGCTTTCTAAAAACTTGTCCGAGTTAATTCTTAAAAAGAGGTGAACATAAATGCCTATCGTTAAGCCTTTTATAGCTGGAAGACGATTTGTAAGTACAGCAGCAACAGGAACAGCTGCTGGAGCGGATTTAACTTTTGCTAACACAGACTTCACTGATGACACTGGTGCTGTAACAACATTCCCTGCTTCTTACGCTTATTTCACGCTTTATATTAATGGTGTTATTCAAACAGGTGATACTATTACTGGTGTGACTACTACAGCTGCTACTATTGTAGGAGGAGCCGTCCTAGATGGAGGTACTCCTATTGCAATTGAATTTACTATAACGTAACTTTAGTTGTCTTTTTAGAGGTTTCATTAAAAGAAACCTCTAATTTTAAAAACTGACATTAACTTTAGTAGCAACTACATAATACAGTGCATATACTAGTATAGAATGATAGGAATTTATACTCACTCTCGAAAAGAGCACTTATATATAGCGCTCTTTTTTAGCTTCCTCTTTTCTACAAAATGAAATTTTTGTTTAGTTTTCTTTCCTGCATAATATTTCGATATCCGCTTATACTATAGTTGTATCCTATGCTACTTCTAAAAGCGTACAATGGAGCAGTTAGCTACTTCAGCTAGCTGCTTTGTTGTGCCAAATAATTTTTTATTTCTCAACAACCATTATTAGAATTAATATCCCAATAATGGTAATATGAAAGTAACTTTCAGTCATAATTATTAACATGTCAATTGTTGTTCCCTTTTAAAAGGTCCTGTGTCAACCAGGGCCTTTTAAACTTGTTCCCTACTAAAATAGCTTTTTTGTTCAAATACTTCACGCCCATGAAAAAATCACATTTGGTATCACGTACTCTTTTACACTAAGAGCTTTAATCCGAAGAGCACTTATATATAGTGCTCTTTTTGGTATGGAATGTGAAATAAAGGCTTGCTCTTAAAACCTTTTATGTAATTATTATAGGGTTTTTCCTTACACCCGTGTGTCTGTTTACTCATAAGTTGTTAAAGTATAAATATAAATTGGTAGTTAATTTATAAGGGAGGTGTAAAAATGAGTAAATTTAAAAGGAATTGTCACATACCCTTTCCATGTTCCTTTCCTTTGCCTCAAATAGGGCCTACTGGAATAACTGGAGCTACTGGAGCTACTGGACCTTCTGGGCCAACCGGCATAACCGGAGCTACTGGGCCTACTGGAATAACTGGAGCTACCGGACCTTCTGGTGGACCTCCAGGACCTACTGGAATTCAAGGTAGCCTGGGACCTACTGGGCCTCAAGGTATTTCTGGACCTCAAGGGATTCCTGGGATTTCTGGATCTATTGGTCCAACTGGACCTTCTGGAATTCAAGGTATCCAAGGCATCCAAGGCATTCCTGGCATTCAAGGTCCTATTGGACCCACTGGAATAACAGGGGTCACTGGAATTCAAGGGATTCCTGGCATTCAAGGGATTCCTGGCATTCAAGGGATTCAAGGGATTCCTGGTCCGACCGGCCCTCAAGGGATTCCTGGCATTCCTGGTTCTGTAGGTCCAACTGGACCTTCTGGAGCTGTTGGACCTACCGGCCCTTCCGGGGGACCGCCAGGACCAACGGGCCCGACTGGACCTTCTGGGGGACCACCAGGACCAACTGGAGTGACTGGCCCCACTGGACCTACTGGGTCACCAGGACCAACCGGACTTCAAGGTATCCAAGGTATCCAAGGGATTCCTGGCCCCACTGGACCTCAAGGAAGTCAAGGGATTCAGGGGATTCAAGGTAATCCGGGGCCTATTGGTCCTATTGGACCCACTGGAATAACTGGGGCGACTGGAATTCAGGGTATCCAAGGTATTCAAGGTGATCCGGGACTTATTGGACCTATCGGCCCGACTGGCCCAACTGGGCTTCAAGGTATCCAAGGTATCCAAGGCATCCAAGGCATTCCTGGGCCTACTGGATTACCAGGAACCGCTGGAGCTACTGGAGCTACCGGACCTACTGGGCCTACCGGTCTTACAGTATCTGGGTTATCTCATTATGCTTATGTTTTCAATACAGCAGCTCAAGTTGTTGCCTTAGAAGCACCTATTCTTTTTAATTCACATGGTAAAATGACATCTGGTTTTACTCATACACTGGGAACTTCTCAATTAATGGTTCTTAATGCAGGAGATTATAAAATTTCTTTTTCTGTATCAGGAGTTGAGCCTAATCAATTCACACTTTTTTTAAATGGTGCTCCGGTTACCAGCGCAGTTTATGGATCAGGTGCAGGGACTCAACCAAACAACGGCCAAACAATCCTCGCTTTAGCTGCAGGTGATATTATTACCCTTAATAATCATACTTCCGCTGCTGCGGTTACTTTGCAGACTTTAGCAGGTGGAACACAAACAAATATAAATGCTTCGATTGTAATTGAAAAATTAAATTAATTTAATCATTTATTTCTTGAAACTCTGGCAGTAAATAACCTAGAGTGGATTCTTTTTTAACAAGCAGTTAGCTTTTGCTAGCTGCTCTTTTAATTAAAATAACGATTTTATTCAATTTTTCGATACATTTATGAAACATTCATGTGTTATCTTCAGTAAGTCCTTTTAAAAACAGAAAGATTTATTATGTAAAGGGCCCTAGTCCCCTCTAGGGCTTTTTTACATTCAAATAAAGATTTTGTTTTACTTTTGCTTGCTACCCTTCTCTTGTATAAACGCACCTTTTTTACATACAATATTAAAATCCAAGTAATCCTCTTTTAGGACGGTACTAATATGAACAAGACATTAAAATACATTTTAATCTTCTTTAGTGCGGTGTTTTATATTACGATTATTGGCTATATTGTTTATCTAAACTTTGTTTAAGAGCATTTTATTCCTCCAAGCAAGAAATCTAAGATCGAACATAAGCATTTATAATTAGGCATAAGGAGCGCTCTAAAAGGCGCGCTTTAGCTTTAAAATAAGAATTTTGTTTAATTACTATTAACGTTTTAGGTTTCTTTGAATACATTAATATCAAAAGAAATTCTATATGGTGCTCTGGTCCAGTTACCTTGAATTTCTTGCAGACCTTGTGTGAAGAATCCGTTTATAACAAACGGGTTCTTTTATTTTGGGTTATAAAATAACTATTTTGTTTAGTTTTCATCTTCCTCAGCATCGCAATAACAATCTTCTTCCACCTCATTGCACTGATTGCAAATCTTTTGAACTTCAAAACCCTTAAATTCATAAATAGGTGCTACTTGATATTTTTTATTGCACGAATCGCATTCTACCTTATGATTTCCTTCTTCCCATTGAGCGTGGCAATCTTCTACAACTGAATCGCAATACGGACATTGTTGAGTTTTTAATAGTTCCATCTCTAATTCCCCATTTCCAATCTAATTTTTTCTTGTAATCTCACGAATGTTTCATTGCAAAACCTAACTGCTGCATTTGGATATTTAAACCTCAGGAAACCATCGTAAAATTGGATCTTTGTTTCCTCGTAAAACAGAGTGAATGCTGTATCTTCAGAGTAAACGTGAATGTCTTCTTTCAACTTTTCGATAAGTTTCCATTGCTCGCGTGCCTCTTCTTCCGTGAAATATTCCGATCTACGATGACTTATCAATTCTTCTTTAATGTATTTAAACGTTTCCTTAACATCAATTACGTTTTCTCTTGCTATCTTGCAAAGAATCTGATCAGGACGTCTACTACTCAAGAAATCTTTCATACTTTCGCCATTCCATGTTTCAAACCAATATGAGAAGTTGCCGAAATCCGTAATCGCCGTGAATATTCCTGTATCATCGAATAAGAAAACTCCCCAACCTTCACCATTAACAGATGGTATTTTGTACTTTGAAATTTCCATTTTAACTATCCCCTTTTCGATTAAAATAACGCTTTTGTTTAGTTCTGAGTTTTAAAATTAGATTAGATAAATTTGTTCTTATTATCTCAGAATATAATCACACCCAATTCATATCATGCATCTATTGGGTATAATCAGATATTCTAAGAAGGGATGATATACATATGACTAGAAAAGATAAATTCAATCGATCACGTATATCTAGGAGAGACAGATTTAATTCGCCTAAAATAAAATCTGAAATATTGATTTCTCCAGACCTAGTCGGACCTACATTCCCACCAATCCCATCATTTACTCTGCCTACTGGTGTCACGGGACCTACTGGTAATACCGGGCCTACTGGCATTACCGGACCTACTGGTGACACCGGACCTACTGGTGACACTGGGCCTACTGGCGACANNACTGGACCTTCCGGCGACACATTTAACATTAATTTTCGTGCAGAAAAGAATGTTGCACAGCCTTTTACTCCTCCTGCAGATATTCAAGTATCGTATGGTAGTATAATATTTAATAATGGTGGAGGGTATTCTTCAGTAACGAATACATTTACAGCTCCTATAAATGGGGTCTATTTATTCAGTGCCAGTATAGGATTTAATCCAACCTTAGGTACGACTTCTACTCTAAGAATAACTATAAGAAAAAATTTAGCATCAGTTGCTAGCCAAACAGGAACAATTACTACTGGTGGTACACCTCAACTTGAAATTACAACTATTATTGATTTATTAGCTGGCCAAACAATAGATATACAATTTTCTGCAGCAGAAAGCGGAACTTTAACTGTAGGTAGTAGTAATTTTTTTAGTGGCGCATTATTACCATAATGAAAATCTTAAAATATATTATCCTTACAATTGGATGGATAACATTAGCAACAATCTGACATACAGTATTCTTTAATTAATTCCCATTAATATGATAGTTTTTACAATGCCGAAACTATCATATTAGTTAAAGACATTTTCAACAAAGATTTCAACATATACCAATACCCCTTAAATTCCCTTTAAAAGATAATCATTTTTCGAATCACAGATTCATAATTATTACAGAGAAACTTAAGCTACTTACGTAAGTTTCCTCATACTACTCCTGTGAATTGAAGTTGGGCACTATTCTAATAGTGCTTTTTTTCTACAAAATTCAAATTTGATCTTACTTCACATCAATACGTTTTTGACTAGCTTCCCTGCTAAAACCATTTGGATATCTTTTTGCCAGTTTAGAAATGTTCATTTGTGCAATATCTTCTAAGGTATATCCCATTTCGTGAGACATGATTGCAATGTAATACAAGATGTCTCCCAGCTCTAAAGCTAATTTATGAGTATTCCCGTTCTCTTCTCCTGGACAATGAGCCGGATCAAATCCATGACCATGAAATATAGCTTTTTTTACGATATCAGCAACCTCACCAGCTTCTCCCGTAAGCCCTAATACTGCATTTAAAACACGTCCACCGAAATCATTATTTGCATTCCATGTACGTAATGTTGCTTCCTGATATTGATCTAATTCACAGATTTGATTGATATTCATTACAGCTTGTCCTCCCTTTGATTCACTAACTAATTTAGTTGTTGCATATACACCATTTTCCATTACTTTCATTTCCATCTACTCCCTTTAACTAATATTTTTCTTTGCTTTTTTATTCCTAGCTGGTGTTGTAGCTGCTTTCATTGGATCCCATCCGTAAGTTGCTACTCTTGATCTAAAAGTACTAGCACTAATTCCATTTTCTTGAGCTATCTTAGCCCAATCTTTTCTATCATTTTGTTTACGAACAGGAATAGTCGCTGCTTCTTGTGGATCCCATCCGCTATTGACTCTCCCATAAAACGTACTAGGAATAATTCCGTTTTCTTTCGCTACTTTTAATAACTTGTTGAATTTCCCTTCGCCAAAATGCCAGCATGCTCTTGGCGGTATTGTTAACGCTTCTTGTAATTCCCATCCATATGTGTAAACTCTCATGTAAAGAGCTCTTCTACTAATACCATTAGATTTAGCTACTTCATATTCTTCATTAGTTAACCACCGATTTAAGGTCATTTGTTCCCCCTCCTAATCTAGTGCCAAAAATTCAGCTCTGTTACGATTCGAATGAATTACCCTAATCTTCCGAATACATTCACCATGCTCTTCTAATGTTGCATTCCAAGCTTCAGCTTCACTCCTAGCATCAAAGCAATCTATCTTTTGCCGTTCCTCTTTATCATAGAAATGCACTTCATAGCTTGGATTCAAAAACTTTTCACTGGTACTTATCGCGTTATAGTTAAAACTGCCTATAACATCATCAATTGTTAATTGCTTCATAATCGCATCCCCAGTTATTTGATTTTTTCTGTGATTGTAGTTGATACACGATCAACTTTTCCGCCTTGCCAAGTAATTACTTGTTCTCCGAATCCTGTTACTGGAGGATTCAGTGGCGTAACCTCACCATTCTTGACCACATAAATTTTATTATCAGTAACATCGATTTCAACTTTCGCAGGCTTCATACGACTGAAATCCCCCTTTTTCTTGTTAGCTAACTTTTTGTTGTTGATTACGCTGTAATTCTTGCTTCATCGACTCGAATTTTATTAACCATGCTTCCCAACGCCTATCATTCTCTTGTTGCTGTTGCTTTGCCACTTCACAGTTACAACCTTCCGTTAGAGTTACGCCTGAATAAATTTCTTTACGAATAATTCCTGTATTACGGCATAATGAACACATTCTTATTCCTCCTTTTTGAAATTCCGTAAACTGTAATTTTCACCGTACATCTTCAAGACTTGAGTATCTTCCATAATCCGACTAAACTCACGTTCTCCATACATTCCAGCTAACTCCATAACTCCAAAGTTCGTTGTAATTAAGTTTGTTCTACCTAACCTGCGTTCGAGAATGTCCTTTGTTTTCGTTTTCTTCCAAGTAACTCCCTCAGCATCTTTTTCCGTGAACTCGGCTCCAAAGTCATCTAATACGAGTACATCCACATTTGCTAGAATAGACATTAGCTTGTCCTCTGTTAATTCGCTATTTTTATTCCACGTAGATGTGATTTTTGTAAAGAGTGCGTTCATTTCTATAAACATTGCACTGTAGCCTTTTCTCATAATTTCTTTTGTAGCTGCTACACATAAATGGCTCTTTCCAACTCTGTAGTTACCTGTGATTACAATGCTTTCTGATTTTTTAGGATCAAAGTTTCTAGCAAAATCCATCATTACTTCTTTAGCATTTGCTAATTCCGGTGTAGGTGGTACGTAACTATCAAATGTTGCTTTTTTTAATTTAGGGTTTATAAGGCTGTTATCTGAAAACGAATCGTATAAATGAATAATTTCGCTTTTCTTCTTAATAGCCAATGTTTCTTTTGCAAGTTGCTGGTCCTCTTGCTCTACCAATCTACATTGCGGGCAGAACTCTTCATTTGTTTTTGTATCTATAAGTAAGCGTTTATTACAAACGTCTTTAAATTTGTCTTTTCCAACCAAGAAAACATTTGTACATCTATTAGGAGACAACACATAACTTTGAGCGAATTTACTCAAAATCGTATTTTTCGATGAAGCTACTGTTTTTCCTAACGCTTGCATTGTTTTTCTCTCCTTTTTTACCTTTGTTTTTAAACTCTATTTCTGCTGTATTAACCTCAGCTACAGTAAGGATGTTTTTATTAACCCACTGTTTTAAAATGCCCTCAGCATAATTCCATTTTTTTTGCTGTTTCAAAGCACGTTCCATAGCTGCTTGTACAAGTTCTTCGCTTGTATCGTTTACCCATTGCGAAATACTTTCGGCTATGAATGAATTTAAAATCCCAAAATTATTTTCATAGAAAGAGAAGATGCTACTACTACTTACATTCTCTGTAGTATTCTTTGTAGTAATCTCTGTATTTGTCTTTACTTTAAAGTTAGGTACTTCTTTACTTTTATGTGAACAGGTACCCGATTTTGAAGTAACTACCCTCTTTACTCCAAAGTCAACAGGGTTTTCTTCAACTTCTTGATACATACTTGATATACTTTTTATTTCATTTACTTTAGGCTCAACGAACATTACATTGTTTAACGTTATTTCATTTACAATAATTGTTCTAAATTCAATTTCAATTAAGCTCATATCCACCAATAAGTCACAAGCTCGCTTCACTTGAAGTTTTGAAAATCCAAACGTTTCTGCTAATTGCTGATAACTCTTTTGTAATTTATCTGACTTGAATTTTTTCTTATAAGTAACCTTGCCAGTATATTCATCTCGAATAACTGTAGGACGATACCAATAAACAATTTCACTTAATACCATAATTGCTACAATGTGAGGCTTACCATTACTAAAAGTGATGTAATTAAACCATTCATGATCTACCACATTACCTTTGAAATTTAATCCACCAATTTCAGTTACTATGTTTGTCATAAATATTTACCTCCTCGTGCAAACTGCCACATATGCTTGTCCACTTTTGATAATTCGTCGAATTTCATAATGCGGATAAACAACTGCAAAATACTTTTCAATCATTCGATTTAATTCATCTTTGCTTTTCGCTAAATCCCAGAACTTATTAGGTAATAGCACTAGATATTCAATTAAATCCATGTACTATATCCCTACTTTCCGTGGTATACTTATAACAACATCTTTTTTTAAAAGGACCCACTGCCATGGGTCTTTTTATTTTGTTTTATATCACTCCAAGCCCATGCTTTTATAGGTTCGTAAGTGATATAAAACAAACATGAACCGCATGCGATTAACATTCCAAATATAGCTACTGATGTAGTATCTTCCACTAAATCACCTCCTTTTGCGCTTCAAGCCATGCTTCCAAATCCTTTTGTAGAAAAAGTAGTTTACGCCCTTCTCTTATTACTGGAAACTTAGGATGATTTGCTAATTCATACATCCTACAAACCGCTATGTTTAAGAAAGCTGCTGCTTCCTTCACTCGCATTACCTTGTTTGGTTGTGATTGTTGTTGGAATGAAGCTAAAGCTGCTTGAATTTCTTCGCGAACAACTTCGCGAATTGACTCTTTAATGATTTGATCTAATCCCATTTTGTTTTGCTCCTTTCTAATTGACTTAACCAACCATAACTTAACTTAAAGTTAAGTTATGGGCAAAAAATTTTAATTACATCTAGCTTCACTTTAAAAAAATCAGCAATTTTCACAATTAAGTCATAATAAGGTCGACGCTTCCCGTTTTCTATATACCAATAATAAACTTCAGTAATACCCACGGCTTCAGCTACTTCCCTACATGTATACCCCTGTTCTACACGTAGCTGTTTTAGAGTTTTCATAAACAACTCCTCTCTTCCGTTTTTGTTGTTATTTACATAATAACTTAACTTTTAGTTAAGTTCAAGAGTTTCCCAAAACTTTTTTTAAAAAAATTACCTTTCCACTTAACTGATAGTTAATATATAATGACAGTGTGACACCATAATTGTAATTTTAAAAAATAATTTCATATAAAATAAACTTGGGGTGTTTTTTATTATGTTTAGTCATGAGAGGTTGAAATCATTAATTGAAAAGAAGAGCATCACCCAACAGCAGTTAGCTGATGCAATTGGTGTTAGTCATGTTTCTGTTTATAATTATGTCGAGGGAAAAAAAGCACCCGGTACACGTACACTTCAGAAGATAGCAAATTATTTAAAGGTAACAACAGATTATTTGTTAGGTTTATCTGATTCACCAGATTTAACAGCGGGCCAAGATTTACAGCTAACAAAAGAAGCACATGAAATTCTTCAAATCATTAATGACTTACCTGAAGAACAACGAAAAAAAGCATTAGAACAATTAGAGATGTTTGTGAACTACGAGAAATCTAAAGGAAATATGTAGTGTAAAAAGACTATCCAAAAGTTAGATAGTCTTTTTTACATAACTTTTTCTTTTTTGGGTTCACTCAAACAGATAGAAAATAACGTCTCTTTCGGATCATCCTCTTCTTGCAAAAGTAATAAAGCTTGTTTAATTAGATTAACTTCCCCTTCTTTGCTCTTCATCTTGTTCTATCTCCCTCTTTGTGTTTTTGTATTTTTTTACAAAAATTTCTTTTTTCTTCTTTCAGCAAAAAAAGAAATTTCTCCTAAAATTACAAATGACATCGTCAATTAAGACGATGTCATTTGTAATATATATAAACTTTTATTATGTATTTTACCAACCGCCACCAGGGTCAACCATCATGTGTTGAACTGTAGGTTTTGAATCATTTGTACTTGGTTTTTCTTTTATAGAATCAGTGTTAATGAATAAGGTAGCAGCTATTAATAGTGCAGGAATGATTGTAATTATTTTTTTCATTATTTCACCTCTTTCCGAAGATAATTATACCAATTATTCAAATTAAACCCAAGTGTATTTTTGGTAAATTTGAATAAAATATATTTCCTGACTTTTGACACATCAAAAGAGAACGTTTCATTAACTCTTCTTTTTTAGTACCTTCATATGTTAAAGCTAAATATGCAGTCTGTATGTCTGTTAAACTCCCATTCTTCTCTTTTAATTGATTCAATAGTTTTCTCGCTTCCATTCTGTTACCTTGTCTAATCTTTAAATATGCTAGTTCACCTGAATGAACAACATCTAAGCTACTAATTTCTTTATCATGATGAATCTTTAGAAATGATAATGTATGTTGCACCATTTTTCTTTTTTTCTCAATTCCATTAGTCTTACTATCTCCTATCACTTCTAGAGTCTTTTCCAAATAATATCTTGACCTCTCATATTCATTCGCTGAAAAAATATACGATTCACCTAACTTTAAATATGCATTTACTTTTGGAAAAGAAAAAAAGTTATCCCATTCAAGATCATCTAATAGTTCCATACTAACATTCCTTGCTTCAATGATTTCACCACCCTGCAACGAAGTAACGGCAATTGCTTCTTTATATCGTAATTTATAACATTCTCGAATGTACTTATTACTTATTTTATTTATGTTTATTTCAAGAGATTTTAATCGCTCAATTAAAGAAGTAAAGTTACCCGATTGATATTGCGCTTGACATAATAAAATTTCAATTAACACTTCCATCTCTGAAGTTCTTATTGATTTACTTTCCAAGCTTAATGCCTTATGGTACTGTGCAGCATCAATTTCACCTATATATCGTTTATATATAATTCGATACACACTAGCGAATTCTCTATTTTCTGCTACCTTTGATTGTGATTCACTATTTATAATATTAATTAATAGATTAAACTTTCCCCTTAAAGCTAAATCTTCCATTGCCTCACGTAAGTTTTCCGATTTGGGTTTCGTTATATATATATAATCCGTTAATAGATTTTCTTGAACCTGTATGCCTTTGTTTAATAGGATGACTGTTTTGGAAAGATAGCCAAAACTCATGTCTGTGTTGCCTTTAAAAATTTTTGTAACAGTACTTGGCTTAACTCCCCAATAATTTGCTAGTTTATTTTTCCTTATTCCAGCTGCACATAACTCTTTTTCAATTTGATTTAGAGCTTTCCACATGTTTTGTCCCCCTTATTGGAACAAGACACACTTCCCTATCATGAAAACGCACCTTAATGATGAATTACATCTAAAAGTTGTGTTATACTAGCCGTATACGTTACGCATAGTCGTAACTGAAAGGCTCATGGCAAATGTTTTCCCTACTACAATTAGGGCAAACGGTGTAAAAGTGTTCCCAGCACAATTACACACGCTATGGGTCTTTTTCGTTCCGTCAAATTATATTATTAAGAATATTCTATCACAAATAACCCAAACATCTATTCTCTCATATTCTGAAAATACTTGAGAAAGTTGAAAATATTAATATACGCCTTGTTTTTTATACCCCCCAATAAAATATGCAATATTGCATTTGATAACCTTTTTGTCGTAACTATAATGATTTCAGGTTGCTTTTAAGCCAAAATAGTATAGGTTTTACTATACCCAATTATGTAATCACCTAGTTTTAAATGTATATACCATAATTTAAGAATAAGAAAAACCACTCATCTAAGTGGCCTTTCTTATTCTTAATAGACAAAATTAATTTGAACTCATCATTTCCTTTAGGCTATTTTAAAAATGAACATAATTATGATTTTCTACTAAATGGCCTTTTACTCCAATCTGCAAATAAATTATTTGACAGTAAAAGTGTATTTGGAACTGGTGATGGAAACCTCGCAGCTTGGAAATTTGTAAGAAGTGGCGATGCAATAGCGCCATCTATGGTACTACCGGCTTGAACTTGCACCATATCCCCTGCATTCAGTTGCACAATGGTAGAAACTGTTACCGCATTTAAAAGCCCAGTATTTCCACCAAAAAAGCTATCATCTCCTGCTATTAAATTACTGTTAACTGTTATAAATACTTCCGTCACATAATTTAGAGTCTCATCAGTAGGATTAAAAATTATAGTAGTAATAATTAAATAGACTCCATCTTGTTGCGGTATAAATGTTGATACACCATCATATTCACCGTTTAAATCGAATTGTGTAGTTTCAAATGTTACTATAGACAGTGTATTAGCAGTAACGGACTGATCAGTAGATTTGAAAGCTCTGAATGCAGATTCAAATCCTGTTGGACCTGTTACTCCAGTTACTCCCGTTGGACCTGTCGGGCCTGTNNTGCTCCTGTTGGGCCTGTTGCTCCACTTGCTCCCGTTGGGCCTGTTACTCCAGTCGGACCCGTTGGTAGAGTAAATGATGAAATCGGTGGTAATGTAGGTCCTATTAAACTCGAATCCAGTGAACTAGCAGATAGATTTTTAGAGTTTAATCCTTCCCATTTCTTTTTCCTCTCCAT